TAATGCTGTGTGAAAATTACACGAAAGACAATTTCTTAAACGGCAAGGTCATCGGAGAGTTTACCTGCGACCGCATTTACAAGATTGACAAGGATAGTACGGATTTTCTTTTTAAGGCCGGGGGACTATCCGTTTACAAGCAAGCTGCCGAAGAAAAGTGTGGCCTGTGTGTGGCTATGACAGACGATGAGCTGCACGACTATCTTGAACATTACCAGGGCTACGGCTGGCATATCTCCGACCTGAATATCTACGATAAGCCGAAGAGGTTGGACGAGTTTACTTTTCTGCGTGAAACGAAATTTGGCTCAGAGCCAGTGACGATCAAGCGCCCGCCCCAGAGCTGGTTCTATGTGGAGGAAGTGCGATGTCTGAATTGAAACGCTGCCCTGAGTGCGGTGGAGTTGCAACCGTTATCCATATGTACGATACCTACGATAGAGCAGATTTTGGGTGGGATGCCGGCTGTGGGAGATATAGGGCTGGTGATGGCCTCCACACAAAGAAGATGAAAGTATCTGGGCTGCCCAGCAAAGAAAAAGCAATCGAAGCGTGGAACAGGAGGGCTGAAAATGGCTGAACCTAAAAAGCCTTTTTACCGCGACAAGAAATGGAAACTTGGCAGAAGTTTCGGATGGTGGCATATACCGTACTGCCCGCATTGCAAGCGGCAGTTGGGGCTGATGGTAGAAGAGCAGAAGGCTGAAAAATGCCCGATGTGCGGCAAACCGTTAGAATGGGATGGTGCTGAAAATGGCTGAATACATCGAGCGCACGGAAGAAATCATGCTTTCCATGAACGCCGGGGCGAGGGCAATCGAAAACACGAAGCGTTATCACGGTGCTGTTTACACCAAAGATTTGTTTTCAGATAACTCACAGAAAATCCCGTACTTGCAGGCTGCAAAAGTTTTGCGGGGAGTAAGTGATGCTCCTGCCGCTGATGTCGCCCCTGTGGTGCGGTGCAAGGACTGCAAGCATGAGTTTGGCGGGAGCTGCATTCTCTGCGGGTTCCAGAAGCGCAAGCCGGAGGACTTCTGCTCCTACGGCGAACGGAAGGACGGGGCAGATGCAGAATGTTGACACGATCCGGGCGCGGTTTATGACGCTGCCGAGCGAGTACCCCGGCTCCGGTGCCAACGATGAAAAGCGGTTCACCATCCGCAAGGGCACGGTGGTGTATGTGCATCCGAAGGGGCGGTACATCGTGGCGAAGTGCGGCGGGGTGCGGGAGACGTTCTTCCCGGAGGAGGTGGTAGGGTGAAAGAGCAGACGGTTGAATACTTGAGGCTATACTTTGAGTGCGGCTGGCGCATGAGCACGATTGCGCGGCATTTTGGTGTAAGCACATCCACTGTATCTCGCTGTATATCCAGAGCAGAACGGCGCGAGTGCCCCTTTGCTAAAAACTGCCTGTACTGCCCGCTGAAAGAATGTGCGATAAAAGAAGAGTATGCGCCGTATGTAAACGCAGAAATCAGGTGATGTTGCACAACGAAATGCAACAACAAAAAAAGATGTGATAACGTGGGGGTGCAGGGGCGAACTCTGCATCTCCATCTTTTTCTTTTCCCCCTTCTTTTCCTGATGGGCGGGGCTTCGGCTCCGCCCGGATGGAACAATATGCGGGCACATGTACCAAGGTGGCGACGCGGTCTCCAAAACCGTGTGTGGTGGGTTCAATTCCCAACTGTCCGTGCCATAGGCGTGACTTCTTGCCTCGCAGCCGCACGGAGCGTAAGCCTGCGGAAGTGGTCTTTCCTGTGCGCTGTACGAAAGCGACAGGACGAAGTAATTTATTTATTGGCTGGCACCGGCTTTGTAAAGATGAACGGATGCGACCGACGTACCGGCGCAGGGCTGAAAAGTTCCGTGGTTGGTTTGGGTACCACCGCGTTTGAGAGAAATCCGAGGCGGGGATGTGGTGTGGTGGCGGTTGTCTTAGGACAAAGCCGCTGTGTAGGACAGTATGGATGCGTGGCGGTACCCGGCCAATTGTGTAAAAACAACTTCAGGTGAGGCGAAAGCCGGGTACAGACGTGCCAACGACAAAGGCCAGTGGTGGGAGGCCGGTGCGTCAGACAAAGCGAGGTGGTGACAGTGGCTGCAAGGGTGACAGACCGGCAGAAAAAGAAAATACTGGCGGACTATGTGCAGACGAACAACTTTTGCGCCACAGCGAAAATCAACGGCGTGTCCGCAACGACCGTTAAGAACCTTGTGCGGGCGAATGCCGACATTGTGGAAAAGTGCGAACAAAAAAAAGAAGAGAACACCGCCGATGTGATGGAATACATGAACGACCACAAAGACCTTGTGTGCTCGTTCATCGGCAAGGGGCTTGAAATGCTCAACGACCCGGAGAAACTGGCAGCGGCAAATCTCAGCCAAATCACAACGGCGATGGGAACGCTGATCGACAAGTGGGCGATGATCGGCGGGAGTCCTGCCGACACGGTGAGGGAAGACGCACTTAGTCAGAGCCTAAAGGAAATGGCAAAGGAGCTTGAGAGCGATGAGTAAAATGTCAATTAGGGTAATCTTTAAATGCGGTGCAGAATTTACGATTAAATGCGATAAATTCGCACTTGAGAAAACCGCACTTGGAGAGGTAACATCTTATGACATAAGCGGAATTGCAGAAAATAAACCTATTTATCTGGACTTTAACCAAGTTGCGGCGATTGTAAGGATTTGTTCTGACGAAAATGATTAGCCAAAAACAAAAGAAAATCCTTGCTTTCCCATATTCCAGCTATGATGCGCTAATCTGCGACGGCGCTGTGCGTTCCGGCAAAACCTCCATCATGATGTGGGCGTTTGTCCGCTGGGCGATGGAGAATTTCAGCGGTCAGCGTTTCGGCGTGTGTGGGCGTACGGTGGATAGCTGCACAAAGAACATCATCGTGCCGTTTATGGCGATGAGTTTTGCCAAAGAGCGCTATATCATTCGTTGGCGGCGTGGCGACAAGGTAATGGAAGTGCGGCGCGGCGCCGTGACGAATTATTTTGAGGTGTTCGGCGGCAAGGATGAGGCAAGCTATACGTTGATTCAAGGCCGCACGCTGGCGGGTGTGTTGCTGGACGAAGTGGTGCTGATGCCGCGCTCGTTTGTGGAACAGGCGCTTGCACGCTGCTCTGTGGACGGGGCAAAGCTGTGGTTCTCCTGTAACCCAGGCAGTCCGCATCACTGGTTTTATCAGGAGTGGATTAAGCGACACCGCGAACGGAACACGCTATATCTCCACTTCGAAATGACTGACAACCCCGGCTTGAGTGCAAGAACGCTCGAGCGTTACGCGAATATGTACGCCGGTATCTTTTATGATCGATATGTGCGCGGTTTGTGGGTAGCGGCGGAGGGCGTTGTCTACAAGGATTTTGCAAACGACACCGAAAAGTATTTGATCGATGATCCTTTAAAATGGGCAGAGGAACAGGAGACGAAATTCTCTGTTATTTCCATTGGCGTTGACTTTGGCGGCACGAAATCCGCAACGAAGTTTCAGGCGACCGGAATTACAAAAGATTATCGTGTGGTCGCGCTGGAAGAAGAATACATCAAAACCGAAGAGATTGACCCTGACGCGCTGAATCGGCGCTTTGCTACATTTTGTCAGCTGATAACATCAAAGTATGGTTACAGCCAAACACGAGCAGATAGCGCGGAAACGGTGCTGATTCGCGGGTTAGATCATACCGCGCAGAAAATGCACCTCGGGACGCAGGTAAAGAACGCAATGAAACTGCAAATCACAGATAGGATCAGGCTCGTGGTGCTGCTGATGAAGCAGGGGCGTTTTAAGGTTTCGCGCAACTGCCCCCATCTGATCGATGCGCTGCAAACTGCGATTTATGATCCTGATAAGTTTGAGGACGAGCGCCTTGACGATGGAACGTCCGATATTGATAGTTTGGACGCATTTGAATACAGCATAGAGCCTTATTACAAAGACCTGGAACGTGCCGGTCATATGATGGGACGGTGAAAGAGTGAATATTCGCAGAGCATTAAAGGAATTAGGCTTTGATACGGTCGATAGTAAGTTTTACTCGCTGATTGATGTATGGAAATCATGGTATGACGGCGATGTAAAAGACTTCCACAGTTATACGGTGTGGAATGGCATCGAAGAACTGGAATGCCATAGGTATTCCGTCAACATGGGCAAGAAAGTCTGTGAGGACTGGGCAAACCTGCTGATGAATGAGCGCGTGAATATCACGCTTGAGGGCAAGAAGGAGCAGGAATTTGTAGATGCGGTTCTTGCTGATAATAACTGGGAAGTAAAATCCAACGAATTGCAGGAGCGGAAATCCGCGGTTGGTACCGTTGCTTATGTTCCAATCATGGAGGATATGAGCGTTGACCCTGATACAGCAGAGATCGCTAACCCCGGAAGAATTCATATCAACTATGTAACCGCTGCAAACATCTACCCGCTGACGTGGGACAATGGCATTATTCGTGAGTGCGCTTTCGCATGGACAAAACGAGTTGATGATGCGGAATACACCTACATTCAGGTGCACCGGCTGAACGGCGGCGAATACGACATTGAAAACTACCTGTACGACGCGGAGGAAGTGCCGCTAACAAGTGTGCGGGGCTTTGAAGCAATCCCCCCTGTTGTCCGCACAGGAAGCGCCAAGCCGCAGTTTGTCATTGACCGCCTGAACATTGCGAACTCTGATGAAGATAACCCTATGGGCGTTGCAGTGTTCGCTTCCGCCATCGACCAGCTCAAAAGCGTTGATATTACATACGATAGTTATGTGAATGAGTTTGTGCTGGGGAAAAAGCGCATCGTGGTACAGCCGGAAGCAACCAAGGACATCAATGGTAGGCCAGTCTTTGATAAGCGCGAAACGGTTTACTACGTTCTACCGGAAGATCGCGCATCTGATGGAAACATTTTGCAGCAGGTCGATATGACGCTGCGCACAGCAGAGTTTAACACCGGTATGCAAGATATGCTCAACGTATTGTCGAGCAAATGCGGCTTTGGCGAGAATCATTACAAATTCGATCAGACAAGCATTGCCACGGCTACACAGGTCATTAGCGAAAACAGCACCATGTTCCGCACAATCAAGAAGCATGAAATTCTGCTCGAGCAAGCGATCACGGAGCTGTGTCGCATCCTACTTCGCTTGGGCAATCGCTACATGGACGCCGGACTTGATGAGGAAGTTGAAATCTCCATCGACTTTGATGATAGTATCATCGAGGACAAGGGGCAGGACTTCAACCGCGATATGCAGCTTCTCAGCGCTGGCATCATGAATGACTGGGAGTTCCGCATGAAGTGGATGAACGAGGACGAGGCGACCGCAAAGGCGGCGCTACCAAAGATGCAGGACATGACCACGGAGCAGCAACAGGAGGTGGAGTAATGGGCTATGGAGAAAACCCCGGTACTTTTTGGGTAAACATTGGCACAGATGAAAACCCTAATTGGGTAGTTTTGGGCCATGTAAGATGAGCAAGTATCCATTCCCCCCTGAACTGCTGGATGCCATGCCGGAAGAACTGGCAGAGCTGTACCGTGGTCTTGAGGACGCACTTCTGATGGAGATATGCTCCAGGCTCAAGCTGCGGGATGAGCTGAACGAAATTACGGTGCAGGACATCAAGGCGCTGCGGGCACATGGCATCGATCTGAAAGAGATTGAAAAGGCCATACGCCAGACCACCGGCATCAGCGAAAAAAAGCTGAATGAGCTGATAGACGATGTGGTGAAGCGCAACCAAAAGTATTACACCGAGGTCATAGACCTTGCCCGTGTAACACAGCCTGACGTGCTGGTGAATGCGACCACCATTGACGCAATCAGACGGCAGACGCAGGACGTGTTCCGCAACATCACCGCATCAATGGGCTTTTTGGTAGACGCGGGGCGCACAATGCTCCCCCCGGCAAAGGCTTACCAGTGGGCGTTAGACGCGGCTACGTTGAAAGTAGAAAGCGGGGCTATCTCTTATGGGCAAGCCATCAAAGACGCAGTTAGGCAGCTTGCAAGCGGTGGCCTGCGCGTGATTGACTATGAGAGCGGACACCGTGACCATGTAGACGTAGCTGCCCGCCGTGCAGTAATGACAGGTGTATCGCAGTTGTGCGGTAAGTACACGGAGCAAGCGGCGGAATATCTGGAAACGCCGTATTATGAAGTGTCTGCCCACGCCGGGGCGCGTGATGTACCAGGGCGGTCGCCGTGGGCATCGCACAAGGAGTGGCAAGGCAAAGTGTATTCCACCCGCAGCGGCGACATCTACCCGAATATCTACGAGGTGTGCGGGCTGGGGGCTGTGGATGGGCTGGAAGGAGTCAACTGCCGTCACCGCCGCAACGTTTGGGTTGAGGGCGTAAGTGAGCGCACCTACACCGATGAGCAGCTTTCCCACATTGATGATGGACTTGGCTGTACGTTTGATGGCAAGACCTATACGGCATACGAAGCCACGCAGGAGCAGCGCAAGGTGGAGCGAACCATACGCAAGCTAAAGCGCGAAAAGGCGGCGTACAGTGCCGCAGGGCTGACAGACGAAGAACAGGCAGTGAATATCAAACTGCGCCGCCTGAATGCAAAGTACAAGGCGTTCAGTAAGGCGGCGGGTCTGCCGGAGCAGCGGGAAAGGATGAAGGTGCTGTATTGAACTGGGAAGAAGTCAAAAAGGCAATCGATGCAATTTTGAAGCGCGGAAACGATGCTGAAATACGCCGAAAAGGCGACGGGTACATCGTTTTAGAGGTTAAGAAAACAATCAAATACAGCACTTCCGCGCAATAGGGCGTGGGAAAGGGCAATAGGAGCCAACTTGTAAGGAACGCTTACAGGTTGGCTCTTTTCCTTTCAGGAGGGAACGCATGGCTAACAGCAAAGTCACCATTTTAGGCACAGATTACGAAATTGTCGTTAAAAAGTACAGCGACGATGAGGCGTTTGAGCGCAGGAGCATTGACGGATATTGCGACCACCTTTTAAAGCAAATCGTAATTTGCGACATGACAACCTATAAGGGGTGGGAAAACGAGCCGGTAGAAACGGCAAAAGAAGCTCAAAAGCAAACGATACGGCATGAAATTGTACACGCATTTTTCAGCGAAAGCGGTCTTTCGGATAGCGGGCTTTCTTTTGAAGGGGCATGGTGCAAAAACGAGGAGCTTGTCGACTGGATCGCGTGGCAAGGACCGAAAATCCACAAGGCGTGGGAAATGGCAAACGCAATTTAGAACAGGTAAAACCCGCGAAGCATAGCGGTTTTTATACAACGTTCGCCCCCGAAGAATTGGGGCCAAAGAAAAGGAGAACGAATAACATGGCGAAATTTACGAGAGCGGAAATCAGGAATATTCTCGGCGAGGCTTGCACAGAAGAGATCGAAAATCGCTTGGTTGCGCTGCATCTGGGCGTGGTCGACCCCCTCAAGGACGATCTCACGAAGTACAAGGCGGACGCGGAGAAGCTGCCAAGCGTCCAGAAGCAGTTGGACGACCTCAAGGCGGCAGGTGACGGCGGTTATAAGGAGAAGTACGAGAAGGAACACTCGGCTTTTGAAGCCTTTAAGACCGACATCACAGAAAAGGAAAGCAAGGCGGCAAAGGAAAAGGCTGTCCGTGCTTACTTTGAGAGCAAAAACATCACCGGCGCGAATCTCGACCTTGCTATGCGAGGCTGCGGCGAGGAAATGGCCGCATTGGAGCTGGACGGGGAAAAAATCAAGGACACCAAGTCTCTTGATGCACTCGTAGACGGCACTTACAAGGGGCTTGTCTCCAAGCAGACCGTTCGCGTCGACACTGGTGCGCGCTTTAACGGTGGCGGGAAGCCGATGACAAAGGACGAGATCATGCAAATCACTGACAGAGCGGAGCGGCGCGCTGCAATCGCCGCAAATATGGATTTGTTTAGAAAGGAAGAATAAAAATGGCTGCTGATCCTAAGCTCATTAAGAAAGCTGACCTCGCGCGTGTGCGCGAAATCGAATTTACCGAAATGTTTGGCTATTCCATCAAGAAGCTGATGGAGGCTCTGGGCGTTACCCGAAAGATTTCCAAGCAGGCGGGCACTGTGCTCAAGAGCTACAAGGCCACTGGCACGCTGGAGAGCGGCGCTGTTGCTGAGGGTGAGACCATTCCCCTCAGCAAGTACAAGACCGAAGCCGTGAACTACAAGGAGATTACGCTCAAGAAGTGGCGCAAGGCCACCTCCGCCGAAGCAATCACCGATCGCGGCTACGATCAGGCGGTAGAAATGACCACCGACGAAATGCTCAAGGACGTCCAGAAGGGTATTCGTAAAGACTTTTTCAACTTCCTCGCAACCGGCACGGGCACGGCGTCCGGCGCGACCTTCCAGGCGACCTTGGCTCAGGCATGGGGCCAGCTGCAGGTGCTGTTTGAAGATGACGAAATCGGTGCGGTGTATTTCCTGAACCCGCTGGATGTTGCTGACTACCTCGCAAGCGCAAACATTACCTTGCAGACCGCGTTCGGAATGACTTACGTTGAGAACTTCCTCGGCCTTGGCACCGTGATTCTCAATTCCAGCGTTCCCAAGGGCAAGATTTACGCCACCGCCAAGGACAACATTGTCCTGTACTACATTCCTGTGAACGGCGCTGATCTTGGCGAGGTGTTCGATTTCACCACCGATGCCACCGGCTATATCGGTATCCATGAGGAGCCCGATTACACCAACATGACCGCATCTGACACCGTTATCAACGGCATGGCTCTTTTCGCTGAGCGTATCGACGGTGTGGTGGTCGGCTCCATCACTCCGGCGGTGGGGGGCTAACTGAACTGCTGAATAAGCCTGACCCTGACATCACCGTTTTCACCGACATGACAAAGGCACAAATGCTTAAGTATGCCGATGAAAACGGGGTGGAAGGGGTCAGCAGTTCGATGAAAAAGGCTGAAATTCTCGCAGTTTTGGAAGGAGCTGGCTCACATGACATACGCTGATTACGATTATTACTCCGGGACCTATTTGGGCACCGTGAGCGAGGAGGATTTTCCGCGTCTGGCTGTACGAGCCAGCTCCTTCCTCGATTACTACACGCAGAACCGGGCAAAAGATAACGCTGATATGGACGCGGTAAAAATGTGCTGCTGTGCACTTGTGGACAAGTATCAGCTGATCGAAGCCGCGCAGCAGCTTGCCGCAACCAAACTGACAAACGCGGCGACCGGCGATGACGTGAAAAGCGAAACGGTAGGCGGGTACTCCCGGACGCTGGCCAGCGGCGGTGAAGCTGCTGCGTCCGCACTGAGCGCTACGGACGGTGCGAAGAAACTGCTGGCGGCGACCTGTAACGAGTATCTGACACATACCGGGCTTTTGTATCGGGGAGGGGGGTGCTGTGGTTGTACGCGCCCCACACTATAACGGTCTACAATGCCGTGCAGGAGACTGACCCGGCGACTTTTGAGGAAATCACAAAGCTGTATGTGACCATCCTGCGCGGGGTTATGCTGCAAGCCAGTAAGGCGGTCAACGTCCGAGAAAGCGGACTTGAGAGCGCGGACGCAGTAAACCTGTACATTCCGTTTTCCGTGGAAGCGGTGGACGGCACGACAGGCAAGGCCAAAACTTACGCGCCCCCGCAGGCGTTTCTTGCGGCGGCGGACAAGTCCGGGCTGTGGACGCTGTCTGTGAACGGTAATGGCGGGCTGACGTTCTTTGTGAAAGGCGAGTTTGTCACAGACAAAGAGGACGTGGCTATGGCACAGGACGGCTGCTACAACGTGACAAAAGTGGACGAGAAAGATTTTGGCAGCGTGGACATGAGACACTGGGAAGTCGGAGGGGCATGAGATGTCGCTCAAGTTCTCTGTTGACGTGTCTGGCATGGACGAGGTAAAGCGGCAGCTTGCAAGGGCCTGTGGCCGCGCTGAAAGCGTTTTAGCGCAACAGGTGATGAAAGATACCACCCCCTTTGTGCCTGCGCTTACAGGCTCTCTGACGCAGAGAACGCGGGTGGTAGGCAATGAGGTCATTTACCCAGGTCCATACGCCCGGTTTCTGTACTACGGTAAGGTGATGGTAGACCCGGCAACCGGCAGCACATACGCCCCAAAGGGCGGGCACAAGGTGACAACAGACCGAAATCTTGTATTTAACACAACAATGCATCCGCAGGCACAGGCACATTGGTTTGATGCTTCCAAAGCGCAGAACATGGAAAAGTGGGTGCGGGTGGCAGATAAGGCGGTGAAGAGATTTGGAAAAGAATAAAAAGGCCGTGTCGGCGGCGGAAGAAGATCAGGTATCGCGCAAGCTGCTTGTGTGGCTGAACACATACCCGGAGCTGCCAGTCGACCTTATCCGCTTTGAGTTTCTTCCCGCTGACACTTCCGCTATGGCGATGTCGACCATTCAGGCGGCTTACATCGTGCGGAAGTATATCACCGGCGGTTATGTGGCGGAGTATCAGTTCAAGATAATCTACCGAGTGAAGCCGGGGAACAGCAACGACAAACGGCTCAAGGCTGACGAACTGTTGAACGCTATCGGGGATTGGGCAAATGGTCAGAAGCCCGACATTGGCGATGACAAGCGCGTTATCAGCATGGAGCCAACCACGCGATCTTCCCTGTTTGCCATGTATGAAAACGGGGACGAAGATCACCAAATCCTTATGAAACTGAATTACGAGGTGAATGTATAATGGCAGATTTGGAATTCAACACCACGGCGGGCCAGACCATTGACCGCGAGCTGCTCATTGCGTACCTGAACACCGGCACCGCATCCGCGCCTGTGTGGAGCGCTATCGGTAAGCGCGTTGAGGACAGCAGCGAGGAAATGGACTGGAGCACCGACACCAAGCAGGACATTCTTGGCCACACCTTTACGACCATGAAAAAGCCCACCATCACGCAGACCTTTGACCCCATTCCCTTGGATGCGGGCGATGCTGCGGCGGTGAAGATGTGGAACCTGGCCGTCAAAGACCAGGATGCACAGGCGCTGGCAAATCAGGACATGATGATCGGCCACTTCTACGCCACCAGCAGCGAGGCGATGTTTGCGGAGCGCTACGACGCCTGCGCTATTGCCATCACCGGCATCGGCGGCGAAGGCGGCGGCACCCTGAATATCACCAGCGAGATCACCTATGGCGGCACCCGCACTGTGGGCACTGTGAAGAAGGGCAGCAGCGGCGCTATTGAGTTTACTGCGGCCTAAATAAAGGGGCGGGCAACCGCCCCTGTTTTGGAGGGAACACATGAAGGAATTGACAATCACCACCGGCGTACAGGAATACCACCTGAATGACAAATGCACGGTGGTTTTTAATCCAAGCGACCCGGCGTTTGCAGACAAGCTTTACACAGCGTTTGACGCGCTGAAAAAGAAGCAGGATGCGCGGGACAATAACGTAGAAAAAATGAGCGCCCGCGAAATGTTTGACTGGCTCCGAAATATGGACGCCGAAATGCGCGAGACCATTAACGGGGTGTTTGAGCAACCGGTGTGTGAAGCACTGTTTGGCAATGTCAGCGTGTATGCCATCGCGGACGGTGCGCCGCTGTGGATGAACCTTATGGTTGCCATCATGGACGAGCTGGACGAGGGGATTAAGCGTGAAAAGGCTTTTCACAGTGAGAAGCTTGCGAAGTATACGGCCAAGTACCACAGATGATGTACGACCTTCCAACGAGCCTTGAGGTGTGTGGAACGGAATACCAAATAGAAACCGACTTCCGCGTGATACTGGACATATTCTCGGTGCTGTCTGCTGTTGAACTAACGAACGAAGAAAAGTGCATCGGCGTGTTGGGGATGTTTTACCCCGGGTTTTTCACTATGCCTGGGGAGCACGTGGAAGAAGCGATAAAACAGTGCTTTTGGTTTATCAATGGCGGGAATGAGGAAACGCAAAAAAAATCAACCAAGTTGATGGATTGGGAACAGGACTTCCGTCTGCTTGTCGCTCCAATCAACCGCATAGCGGGGCAAGAGGTGCGGGCGCTGCCGTATTTGCACTGGTGGACGTTCCTTTCGTACTACGGAGAAATCGGGGATTGCTACTTCGCGCAGATCGTGCGTATACGCGATCTGAAAGCAAAGGGCAAACTGAAAGACAAAGCCGACAAGGAGTTTTACCGCAGAAACCGCGACGCTATCGACATTAAGCGCCGGTACTCGGAGGCCGAGGAAGAAGTCATTAAGGGCTGGACGTAAAAAAGCCGCCCCGGAGGGCGGCTGCGCGAATGTCAGTGATTTGCAATAAATGTAATGTCGTTGCCAGACCAAAAATCAGGTGTAAACCTGATTTCGAGTGTTTTCCAATCGGCGGGGACTTCGTAACCTATTACGCCGGACATCTTTTTCCCTGATGCAACGGTGCCGTCCATTTGCCCTTTGTCTGCGGCTAATGTGCCGGTCATGCTCATGTTTGTGGAGTAGTCATCGACATACGCTTCGAAGGACATTATAGAGCTTATGGAAATATCTTTGCTGGATTTGTTTTCAATGGCAAATTCGCAAAATAGAAACACGTTGCCGCTGTCTGGTGTGTAAAAACCTTCTCCGCTTGATTGGGTGCAAGACACAAATGTGACTTCAATGTCTTTAAGAGATACAACGTCACCAACTGCAAATTCCGTTTTCTGCGGAGCAGTTGATCCGTTTCCGCCTTTTGCGTCTGTATCTCCCACCTTTTCTGGGGAATTCCCACCAAGCGCGGTGCCAATAATGCCGATAGCAATAAACACAGCTATAACGATCAGCACGACCGGCTTTTTCTGTTTGGCCCCGCAGGCGGGGCATACTTTCGCGGATTTTGCAATATCTGCGCCACAGGTCTTACACTTAGTCATTTTATCCATTTTCTTCCACCCTCCAAGAAATTTTTTGTGGTTTGTTTATAATACCACACAAATACCATAAAAGCAAGTAGGTGATTGTATGGCAAACGCGGACGGCTCCGTTATCATCAAGGCCGAAATTGACGATAAGCAGGCGCAGAAAGAACTCAATGCGCTGGAAAAGAAAATAGAAGCGCTGCAGGAAAAGCTCACCAACAAGAAATCCGCGCGAGATACTTTGTTTAACCAAGCCAACAACTTAGGCGCACAGCTTGACGAAGCAAAGGCCAAGCTGGCGCAAATGAAGAGCGGCGGCGAGTTCTTTACCAGTGATGCTATTAAGCAGCAGGAGGCCGCTGTAGCGTCTATGGAAAAAGAATGGAACGCCATGAATGACAAACTGGACAAGCAGAACGCCGCTATCCGCGAAGGCGAAGCGGAGCTTGACCGAATGAAAGCAAGGGCCGGTGAGTTAAGTAAGCAGCTTGGCAATACCGGGAAGAACGCCGGAAAGATCCAAGAGGGGTTAGACAAAGCATCCCAGGGCATGGAGGCGTTCACAAAGCGTGTAAAAATGCTGGCAAAGCGGGCGCTGGTGTTTACCATCATTGCCCGTGCGTTGGCGGCCCTCCGGGATTGGCTGGTGGACGTGGTGTCCGTAAACGGCGAAGCACGGGACGCTATTGCACAGCTCAAGGGTGCGCTGCTGACGCTGGCACAGCCGCTTGTGCAGATCATCATCCCGGCGTTTACTGCGCTGGTTAAGGTACTGGCTACGGTGGTTTCGTTTATCGCGAATATTGTATTTGCCCTATTTGGAACAACGGCAAAAGAAAGCGCCAATGCGGCAAAGTCCCTGAACGACCAAAAGAACGCATATAAAGGCGTTGGCGGAGCGGCAAAATCTGCGAGTAAACAGCTTGCGTCGTTTGATGAAATCAACAAGTTAAGCGGTGAAAGCGGCGGCGGATCCGGCATTATTCTACCGGATTTCAGCACGGCGGCAAATTTCGCATTTCTTGATAAAATCGCGGACAAGCTCAAGAAGATCGGGCAGGACATTGTAAACCTGTTTAAGGATGTCACCGGGTTTATCGGCAACGTATTCTCCGGGGATTGGGGCGCGGCGCTGGACAACATCATCAACTTTGTAAACCACGCCCGTATTTTGCTGGCCGATTTGCTGGACTTTGTGGGGTATATCTTTGGAGCGATCATAGACACCATTATAGAAAAGTGCGGCCTTGCCGGTACTCCGGTTGGAGATATGTTGACCGGTATCAAAGATATTGTGCAAGGAGCGTTGGGTCTTATTTCCGGCATCCTAACCCTTGACTTGGAGAAAATGAAGCAGTCTGTCATTCAAATGCTTACCGGCGTGAAAACATTTGTGCTGGGCATTTTTGACTGGTTCAAACTGGGGCTGACAAGTTTGCTTGACTGGCTTGACGAAAGCACAAACGGTAGGTTCCATGAATTGATAGAGCTGGCGAAAACTTACGTCAATGACGTAGTCGAGGGCATGAAACAGATTTTCAGCGGCCTTATTGAATTCCTGACCGGCGTGTTTACGCTGGACTGGAAAAAGGCGTGGGAAGGTATCAAAGAGATTTTCCGGGGTATCTGGAATACCATCGTAGGCGTTTTTGAGGCGGCTGTAAACCTCATCATCAAGGGTATCAACTGGCTTATTGACCAGCTGAACAAGATACACTTTGAGATACCGGATTGGGTTCCTGGTATCGGCGGTAAATCTTTCGGCATCAATATTTCCCGTGTAAACGAGCTTAAAATCCCCCGTTTGGCACAGGGCGCAGTCATTCCTCCGAACCGGGAGTTTATGGCAGTGCTTGGCGATCAGAAATCCGGGACGAACATTGAAACGCCCCTTGCTACGATGGTGCAGGCGTTCAAACAGGCCCTTGCGGAAAGCGGCTACGGCGGCAGCAATGAAGCCGTGCTGGTGCTGGACAAGGACGTGCTGGGCAAGGTCGTGTACCGGCTGAACAAGGCGGAGGGTACGCGCATCGGCGTTAATCTGTCGGAGGTGCAGGGATGAACTACATCAAACTGAACGGCATCTCTTTTGATGCCGATGTGGCGATCTCCAAGTACAATCGAAACTTTAACGTGCTGGACGGCGAAAACGCAGGGCGCGTAATGACGGGCCGCATGGTGCGTGACATCATCGGGACATACCTTGGCCACAAGCTGACGGTTTTTCGGCGCGGCGACAACTACAAGGGACTTGACGATTTCTGGGACTACCTGTACAAACACAGCGTGGATGACTCCGTTATGCTGGAAGCGGCAGACGGCCAGACCACCATCGCGTATGAAGCGTATTACACCAGTGCGTCGCAGGACTTGGAGAAGGGCGAGGGAGGCGTGAACTATTGGGGCGAGATCGAGGTGAACTTCGTTCCGATGGACGCGCAGCTACGCCCCTGAGAGGTGCCCTATGTCGAAAACGACTATTCTGTACAAGGACATAGCCCCCGGCGCAGCGGATGACGCGACTGTGACCGCCACCGGCGGCACAGGCGATCTCTCCCAAATCCCGCACGGCGCGGCGCCAGGGAAGATTATCACGCTGGAACGAAGCCGCTGGGTGCTGGACGGCACTTTTGATGGCGTGTACGCGGAGAACAAGGTAGGCTTTTGGTCTACGGAGGTTTCCGGGGACAGCGGAGAGTTTACCAACCCGCCCAAAATCACCATGACGTTTACACAGCAGTATTCCAGCATGGGCATCCAGCTTACCTTTGACGAGGACACAGGAGAGTATTGCAGCGAGGTAGAAATCTCGTGGTATCAGGGCGCGGTGCTGCGGCGGGCGCAGTCGTTCCAGCCTAACAACGCGGTGTACTTCTGCGATTGCCGGGTAGAGAGCTTTGACAAGGTGGAGGTCACGCTGAAAAAGACCGTAGTCCCCCATCGGCGGGCGCGGGTCAATGAGATCGTGCTGGGCGTGGTGCGTAAATTCGGGATGAACGAAATACGCAACGCATCCATCGTAAACCAGGCGAACGAAGCCGCCATAGAGCTGCCAGTGTCCACGCTAAACTGGACGCTGGACAGCCTGAAAGACGTGGACTATCTGTTCCAGCTGAAACAGCCGGTGGAGGTGTGGAACGACAACCGGCATCTGGGGACATACTACATTAACAACTCGTCACGCACGTCCGCAAACGTGTATGTGATAGAGTGCCAGGACGCGCTTGGAGTGCTTGAATACACGCCGTTCAGCGGAGGGGCATACCTTGATGGAGTGAGTGCGAAAACGCTCTTAGAAACGCTTGCAAAGCCATTTGAGGTGGAGTATGCGAGCGATGTGGAGGACACAACACTGAAAGGCGTACTTGTCAAGGGCACCAACCGCAGCGCTATCCAGCAAGTCATATTTGCATGGGGCGTCTGTCTGGCAACAGACGGCGGGAACAAGCTTCGGGTATTCAACCAGCCCACAAAGCCTATTCTTATTCCACGCGGGCGGACGTTCGTTGGCTCTTCCGTTGCAACCGGCGCGGTGGTCACAAAGGTAAACGTGACGGCGCATAGCTATGTAGAAGCCAGCAACGGCAACGTGACAATCAATGGGGTTAAGTACAAAGACACCAGGACGGTGTACAGTGCTATCAACCCCAACGTGACCGCATCCGACCGGGAGAACGTAAAGGAAGTCACGGCGGCAACGCTGGTATCTGATGACATCGGACAAGCAGTGGCAGACCGGCTGTACAAGTATTATTCGCTGCGTGACACGAACACGGCGACCGTGGTATATGGTGGCGAGAAGCTGGGCGACTGCGTAAGCATTTACACGCCGTGGGGTCTGCTGACCACGGGCAATCTTCACAAGATGGAGATAAAGCTGTCCAACACGGTAGTGTACAACGCAGAAGTCACAGGCGCGTGGATCATCAGCCCGTACTTCTATTACAGCAACGACCTGTTCTCCGGGGAGGTGTAACCGATGGCGGAATATACAGCACAGGTGCCGAAGATAGCGGCGGCTGTACTGCTGCCGAACCCGGCGACCATCAACGGAAAGGTAAAGCTACAGGTAACGGTAATAGAGGAAGCCGTCATCGTGTACCCTAGCTACTACTACAGCGGCGATCTATATGCGGGCGAAAGCCCCCATACTACGTACCCGCGTGTACCACAAGCATATCATTTCTTTTGCGGCGATATTTACGCCGGGGAGGTATAAATGGCAATCAAGACAGTAAAAGCGACGATCAACGGCCAGACATACGACCTGACGCTGAACTCCGCAAGCGGCAAATGGGAAGCGACCATTACCGCGCCGGGGAAAACATCGTACAATCTGGCGGGCGGCTACTACAACGTATCCGTCGAAGCAACAAACGACGCGGGCACAAAGGGCAGCGCGGACGCATCTACCGTAGACGGCCTGAAGCTGGTGGTAAAGGAGACTGTAGCACCTGTTATCACCATCGTGTCCCCCACGGCTGGCGCGTATGTGGCGAACAGCAAACAGCCGGTGGTATTCAACATCACGGATGAAACCGGCGGTTCCGGCGTGGACATCAGCACCTTGGTAGTCAAGCAGGACGGCACGGCTGTAGCTGCGGCGAACATCACGCACACGGCTATTACCAATGGCTACAGTGTGACCTACACGCCATCTGCGGCACTGAGCGACGGCAGCCACACCGTGACCATCAACTGCAAAGACCACGACGGCAACGCGGCTTCGGAAAAGTCCACGACCTACACCGTGGATACTGTTCCTCCGACGCTGAACGTAACATCTCCTGCGGACGGCCTTATTACGGCGGCTTCTTCTGTCACTGTGGCCGGTACTACCAACGATGCAACGTCCTCTCCTGTGGTCATTACCATCTCCCTAAACGGAACGGATCAGGGGACAGTCCCTGTGGGCACCGGCGGTACCTTCTCCAAGGTGGTTACGCTGAAAGAGGGCAGCAACACCATCATCGTCAAGGCAAAAGACGCGGCAGGGAAGGAAAGCTCCGTCACAAGGACGGTCACGCTGGACACTTCTGTGCCGAAGATCAAAGCAGCGACCATTACGCCTAACCCGGTCGATACCGGTAAGACGATGGTCATTAATGTTACCATTGAGTAAGAGGTGATAGCTTGAGCAGAGATATTCGCGTATCGCTCCCCGCCGCCATCGTCTATGTGTCCGGCTCGGTCAACGGCAAGGATTACGTGTGGACGCTGGACGGCGAAGCGTGGAAAGCCACGGTAGACCGTGCTTCGGATGAAAAGTACGCCGTATCTTTGACGGCTATCAACGCGGCGGGCACAAGCGCCAGTTACCAGTTTACCCTTAACTACGGCATGCTGTCCCTTATTACGGACAGAACGCAAGCAGACGTGGATGGCGTGATAGCCGCGCTCAGTCGAATAGAAGCTGGGCGCGGCACCCCAGCGGACGTGCTTCTCCTGAGCGACAACAAGGGGTCGTACAACTACACTGACCTGAACCGCGTTGCGGGAGCTGTGCTGTATGTGGCGGAGGAATTGGAAGCGAATGGTTACAGCGTGACGGTAACGGCAAAGCAAGGGTGGACGGAAACGGACATCCCCACGCAGGCGGACATTGACCAGTACCTTGCAGACATCGCAGAAATACGCAGTGCTCTGCCTGTGCCATCTGATACCCCAAAGGTGCCGGCAATGCCGCTGGACTATCGAAAGGCCAACGACATTGAAAGTATCCTTATACTGGTAGACCAGCTTGTGCAGAACATAGCCAAGTCGTGGTTTTACTCGGGAGAATTGTACTCCAACGAAATCAAATAATAAACGTTACTCCCGGCCAATCGGGGCACGGGAAAGGGCAATAGGAGCCGACTATGGGAACGTAGTCGGCTCCATCTTTTTTGGAAAGGAGCAGATATGCAGGACAGAATTTCCCTTTATCCTGGCCGCGTCAAGCTCACACCTGTTTCCGGGCAGGACAACGTGTACGACATGACCCGGCAGGACAACCCCACTACGGAGGGCACACCGCTGAACAAGTCCACGCTGCTGACGGACGAGGTGGCGGAAACGCTTGGGCTTGACCCGGCAACGGCTACGCCCTCTCAGGCCATCGGCGCCGTGGCGGGCAAGGCAACGGACAAGAAGCTATCGCTGACGCTGGCGGCGGCAAGCTGGACAGGGAGCGCAAGCCCCTACACCCAGGGTGTGACCATCACAGGCGGAACGGCCACCAGTCAGGCGGACATTCAGGCAGACGCAACGGCGATACAACAGATGCTGGACGACGGCACCAACGCTATCTACATCGCCAACAACAACGGGACATTTACCGCCTACGCTGTGGGCGAAAAACCCACCGCTGACCTGATCGTTCAGGTGACGGTGTACGAAGTAAAGGAGGTAAACTAACGATGGTTATTATCGGTAGGTCGCTGGCGGCAGGAGGCGGAAGCGGGGCGGGATACATTGTGGAGACTTCTGCCGGCGCGACCGTGACTGCAACGTTGGGAACGAGTGTTGTCACCGCAGTAGCTGACAGCGATGGCAAAGCAACACTAAAACTGAACAAGGCCGGGACGTGGTCTATCGTAGCTACGCTGAACGGCAAAGAAAGCCCCATTAAAACATACCCCGCGCCGCCTATTATAGAGCTGCCGCTGCGGCCTGTGGCAAACACAAGCGCAACCGCCGGGGTGGCATACACCAACGGCTTAGCTGGCGTAACGGCTGATTTGATGGCGCTGTATGCAGAGGCCATTTCCAACAACGGCGCAATTTCACGCACCACAAGCGTGGCGTATCTGGACTTTGGTTCGGACAGCCGTAAGCTGACTATCGGGGATACCATGAGCTTTCCCATTAACAACACCACGGTACAGGCGCGGCTGATCAGCTTCAACACGGACGATCTGGCAGACACCAGCGCTTACGGCGAGGAAACCGCCACCGGAAAATGCGGCATGACGTTTGACACCGTGACTATCGTGACCAGCGCACAGATGAACACAGGCAACACGAACGTCGGCGGCTGGGAGGCGTCGCGGATGCGGAGCACCACGATGCCGGAACTGCTGGCAAGCATACCGGAGGCATGGCGCGATGTGTTGATGACGCGCAGCCTGACGAACAACAAGGGGACAACTCCCACGGAGGACATACTCTCGCTGCACAGCCAGAACGACATCGGCTCCAGCGGCTACAACTGGTACGCCGCAGGAAACAGCAAGGTAAAGAACAACGCCTCCGGCTCGGCGGTGGTTTGGTGGCTGCGTGACGCGTACACCGGCGCCTCGACGGGCTTCTTGTTTGTCAACTCCGGCGGCAGCGTCAACTACAGCGTCGCCAGCGCTTCGTGTGGGGTTGTCCCCGGCTTCGCATTTTAATCTATTATCAATGCCCATCCGCCCCTTAGATGGGGCGGATGGCGGAAAGGAAACGTATGTCCGTACCAAAAAGCAAGCAGGGCGAATCCTCTATGCAATTCATCCAGACGGCGCGGGAACTGAAGCAGCATACGCTTACGGTCGTCAAGAAATGCCCGAAGCGTCTGCAATTTTTCCTGCTGGGGCCTATTTATGAGGAGGCACGAGAGGTACTGCACTCCGTAAAGGCGGCCAACAACACCTATGTGCACAACCAGCATGAGGCGCAGATACGCGCCGACTATCTTGGGAGGGCGAATGTGGTGCTGCAGAACCTTGCCGACGATCTGGAGGATCTGTACGAGGAACTGTTGAGCGGAGAGGAGAGGTATAAGTGGGTACCGCACGCCATGCAGAAGCACGGAGAGCTGATCAGCGCGGAGGCGAAACTGATCGGCAAGGTGCGGAAAAGCGACAGAGAACGGTATAAGGGCTTAACATAAGCCGTTATATAGGGAAAGCGCTGTATATCTGCGCTGGCGGTACGGTCTGGCGGCTCGGCGGTGGTTTGGTGGCTGCGTGACGCGAACACCGGCAACTCGACGAACTTCTTGATTGTCAACTCCAGCGGCAGCGTCAACAACAACAACGCCAGCAACTCGTATGGGGTTGTCCCCGGATTCGCTCGGCACAGGCAGGACTTAGTAGGCGGTATAGCTGAAAACGATGCTTTGAGCGAAGGAGCGCTTTGCCCATTGAACTCGCGTCCGATGATACGCCGCCGGACGCTGGCCGAAAAGGCCCGTCCGCCACCGAGTGGCGGGCGCTTGCATGGCCGGTGAATGTGCGGAAACCCGGTTTCATGGCGGCGGCTACGCAGTTAGAACCCGCACCCGACAATAAGACTGCACGGAGGCGCATATTGACCAACAAAGAGAGACGAGAGGGCCGCTACCTGCGGCGCAAAGCCGCACGGGAGCGCAAAGCGATGGACCGCAGCAGGGCCTGCGGGAATTTTGAGGACGTTTTCAGCTTTATGCACTTGTGGAAATCCGCAAAGAAGTGCTGCAGGGGCGTAAAGTGGAAGTCCAGTACACAGAGCCTTATGAATAACATGCTGGTGCGGGTGGCAGACATCCACACAGAACTTATGGACGGGACGTTTCGGCATAAAGGGTTTCATGAGTTTACGGTATATGAACGCGGAAAGGCGCGGCACATTCGAGCCGTGCATATCACGGAGCGGGTGGTGCAGAAGTGCCTGTGCGACTATGCGCTGGTGCCGGTGTATCAAGCGACGTTTATCTACGACAACTCCGCCAGCTTAAAGGGGAGAGGGATGGATCGCGCCCTGCGGCGGTACAAGAAGCATGTCTCCCGGCAAGCAAGGAGAGGCGGCTATGTGCTGCGGTACGATTTTCGCAAGTTCTTCGATACCGCGCCGCACAAGCCACTGTTTGAAGCGAACAGGCGGTTGTTTCACGATCCGCGCACAGCGGCGGAGGTGGACCGTTTTATCCGCGATTTCGGAGACTATGGGCTGGGGCTGGGGAGCCAGGTGTCGCAGGTGTGCGCCCTGATGCTGGCTTCCCCCATCGACCACCTGTGCAAGGACAAACTGCGGCTGAAAGGGTACGGACGATATAACGATGACGGGTACGCTATGCACGAAAGCCGGGCGTATCTGGAAACGTGCTTAACAGAAATACGCCGCAAGGCAACAGAAATCGGTATTGTGGTGAACGAAAAGAAAACGGGCATATCGCCCGCAGGAAAGTCTGTTTTTCTCAAGTGTCGGTACCACACAAAGCCGGATGGTGGCGTAAAAATGCGGATGGGCCGCGAGGCCACAGCGCGTCTGCGTAAGAAATTGCCAAAGCTCCGAAAAATGGTACACGCCGGAAAAATCTCGCTTGCGGATGTACAGCCGGTTTGGGCATCCTATTGCGGGCACATGAACCGAGGGAATAGCCACAAGGCCGTGCGAAAGTCGGCGGAATATTTTAAGAGCATATTTGGGTTTTACCCGGATAAGGAGGGCTGGAGCTATGCCCTTGCAGGAGACCATTGAAAAGCTGACCGATGTATGCGCAGAGCTGCTGGCTATATGCCTGGAGCAGGCGGCAATCATAGGGCAGCATGTGGAGGCAGATAAATACGAAAAAGCTTTAGCGATGCTGGAAAGCGAGGTGAAAGAGTGTACAAGGTAAATGCAGGCGGCGAGACATTTTACAGTGAAGCGGCAAACCCGGTAAAAATCGCAGAAAACGGCAGCTATATTCTGTGCAAAGAAAGCGAACGCGAGGGCTACGCAGTGGATGCCACAGGCGGCGAAGAGACCATGCGGGTCATTAATGGCAGCGTGGAGCACGTTAACGGCGCAGAGCTTGTTGCGGGGCTTATCTCGGAAGCAGAAACGTTGACGCAGCAACTTGGAGAAGCGGTAGAAGCCATCTACAACAGCGACATGGCGACCATCGGTTAAGAAAGGAGAACGACTATGTACAACATTATGACGAAGCTTATCAACAAGCGGTTCTACAAGACCCGTGAGGAGGCACAGCAGAAGTGCGACGTGTTTTTCGCCGTGGGGCGCATCACGGACGAGCAGTACACGGAGCTGTGTGCGCTGATCGAGAGCGTGTACGCAGAATAAGGGGCGGGGAGAATTACTCCCCCCGCCGGATGTAGGCTTCCTCGGCATCGAGCTGTGCCTGTTTGAGCGCGGCAACGGCCTTTTCAAGCTGGGCAATGGCGTCGGTGACGGCGTTAAACAGGGTGAAATACTCGGGCATGGGAACACCTCCTTTCTGCAAGCAGGATAGCACAGGTGGCGTGTCAGAAACGGTCGAAGGGTGTCGAGGGTGCAAAAATAATTTGAGAGGAGAACGCGGCGAATGGAACCGTGGGTACAGGGAGTGCTTTTGCCCATCGTGTTGGCTATGCTGGCAAGTAACGGGCTGTGGGCGCTGATAGGGAAGCGGCGGGAAAAGAACAATGTGGAACGGAAGATGCTGGTGGGTCTGGCGCATGACCGCATCATCCATCTGGGCATGGTGTACGTGACGAGAGGGTACATCACGCAGGACGAGTACGAAAACCTCAATGACTATCTGTATCAGCCGTATGAAAAGATGGGCGGCAACGGCAGCGCAAAACGGGTCATGGAGGAAGTAAGAAAGCTGCCCATCAAGCGAGAGGCGTAAAGCCGGAAAGGAAGTAACTATGGACATCAACACTATCGGAGTGGCAACTGTTGCCGCTATCATCGTCATCTGCTATCTGATCGGCATGATCGTGAAGGCCACGGCGCTGGACAGCAAGTGGATCCCCATTATTTGCGGCGTGTGCGGCGGCATCATCGGTGCGCTGGCGCTGGCGTTCCACATGCCGGATTTCCCCGCCGAAGACTATTTTACGGCGGTCGCTGTGGGCATTATGTCCGGCCTGACCGCCACGGGCGTCAATCAGATTTTTAAGCAGATGAAGTCTACCAACGACGAGGAGGCTATGTAAATGGCCGCCCCGAAGGTCTACCTGTCCCCGGCTATGCACAGGGCAAACCCCTGTGTATATCCCCGCCCGGACGGGAAACAGTGCTATGAGGCACTGGAGAACAACGAGTACATCGACATTCTGGAGCCGATCCTAAACCGCTGCGGCATCGAGACAAAGCGTGGCTATCGGCGCACCCCCATGAACGGCGACAACGGCGACGCCATCATGAAGCAGAACGTGCGGGAAAGCAACGCGTGGGGCGCGGACGTGCATTACGTCAGCCATACCAATGCCAGTGCCAACGGAACGGCGCGGGGGTGCCATCCCATGTACTACACCTACTCCAAGAACGGCAAGAAGCTGGGCGATATCATGGTGAAGTATCGCAAGCAGATTTACCCGCGCACGGTGAAGCTGGTGGCGCGGAGCAACCTGTACGAGCTGAAAAAGACCAACGCTGTGGCGTTCTACGAGGAACACGCCTTCCACGACAACCTGGAGGACATCACCTGGTTCCACACGCACATGAAGGAGATCGCCGAGAGCGCGGCGAAGGGGCTTTGCGAATACTTCGGCATCCCGTATGTGGAGGAGACGAAGCCGGTGGAGCCGGTGGAGCCTATGACCCCCGGCGAGCTGCTGGTGAAGATCATGAATAGCACAGGAACGTGCGGCACGTGGGAGATCGTGAAGTAAAATAAATCTGCTGGGCGGGAAAGAGCTACGACAAGCCGCCTCTTTCCCCGGCGTAAAGTCCCGCAAGCTCACGGCTAAAACCGTGTTATGGACAGCTACCACAAGCAGATACGGCGCAGATTGCAGAGTATGGCACCAAAGCGGGCTATTGCGTATGTTATGAGCGCCCAGCTACCGCCTGACGAAGCGGTGTGCGTTATTGAATGTGACGTGAAGCGGAAAAGCTATTGTGAAACGGCGTTACTGCTGAACGTGTCACCGGAAACGGTGAAGCGGTGCCGCAGGAGAGCGTATCAGAAATTTGCAGACGAAGAAAGAAGCCGCACCTGAAAAGGTGCGGCTTCTTTGTTTGCGCCCGGTAGGGGGGAACCGGGCGTATAAAAAGGGAAAGATGCCCGCCGGGAGTATTCCGGGGTGGCTGATTTTATTATAAATCGTATCTGCGGTATTGTACAAGTAAATAATTCGCAAATTAACGTCCTTTTTCTGACCTTTAACTGCCCCTTTGCGGGGGCAGTTTTTTGTTACGCTTATTGCAAGAAACGGAGGTGCTTGCATGGTTGAAAAGCTGGTGTCGTTGGGATTTACCCAGCAGATGGCGGAGGACATCATTTGGGCGTATCAGGATGACCTCCCGGGGCTGAAAGCCTATGTGCGGGTGATAGAAATAGTGGCGGCGCATGTATAGCTACTTCAACGAAAATCCACACGGGAAAAATGTGGGAGACTGCACTGTTCGGGCTATTTCAAAAGCCACCGGGAAAGAGTGGGGCGAAACGTACCTTGCTATGGCGGTGCAGGGTTATCTGGATGGTGACATGCCATCGGCCAACGCCGTGTGGGGCGCGTATCTGCGGCGGATAGGCTACCGGCGATACATGGTGCCGGACACGTGCCCGGATTGTTACACGGTCGTTAAGTTTGCCGACGAACACCCGGAAGGGACGTTTATCCTTGCGCTATCCGGGCACGTTGTGTGTGTTCAGGACGGCGTGATCTATGACAGCTGGAACAGCGAAAACGAAATTGTTTTGTATTACTGGCAAAAAGAAAGTGAGGCGTAACTATGGCATTTAACCCGTATTTCAACCCTTATTACCCGCAG